GTGCGCATCGACCTGGTCGTACGGACTCCCGTTCACCAGGTTGCGCTGATCAAGCGCGAACTGGAAAAGCGGCTCCGTCGTCGTCACGCAAATCGTGGCCCCGTTCGGACCATTCGACGGCCCTTGATAGAGGTAGCACGCCCCGCCAGCGCCCGTGACCGCGCCGAAAGCTGCGGCGTCAAGCGGAATGCACGCCGCGCACAACACAACCAGCGCCGCGATCAGCTTGTAAAGATGATCCACGCGCCCCCCAGCAATGCGATGACTACATAGATGCCCATCTCCACACCCTCCCCGAGCGACATGCCCTGACTCATGCGAAGGGGCGTCCCCCTTCTCAAGCGTCAGGACACGCTTTACAGCGCGGCCTTGATCCACTTGTAGAGCTTGACGCCCACGGCGATGGCGAACACGCCAGCGCCGATGACCGCGACAGACGCCAGGGCGTCCGTCAGTTCGGCGGGCAGGGTGATCGCGGCTGCGTTGGCTTGCGCCGATGCCAGGGCAACCGCTGCGACTGCTGCGGCCTTCGAGAGGGTTTGACGATTGAATTGCATAGCATTACTCCGAGGTTGAATCGCCGTCACCGATGTTCAGCGTGCGAGCCAAGGCTCGCCAGCCGAACGCTGCTCCCCACACCCCGATGACGGCGGCGGATATGAGAAGACCGTCCGATCCGGACAGGTTCAAAGGGTTGTTCTGCCAGTTGGCGTATTCATCCGCCGACAGGACAACCAGAGAAGTGCAGGCCGCTCCACTCGCAGCAACCTGGGGCGCGATCACGTCCTGGCCGGACAGATTCACGATGAGCGCGCACGTAGCCATCAGCCGAACAGCCAATGAATCGCGTGGGTCGTTGCCGCAAAGGCCAAGAACGCCACCGGCGGAAGCCAAACAAGCGCGATCACGAATGCCGCAAGCCCCAGCGGACCGCGTACATCACGAGCGCGATGCACACGCCGACTACGACGCGACGAAGGATGTTTTCCATAGGTCACCTCGAGCCGGCTCATGTCAGCCGACCTTCTTGGTCTCGACGGAGACCGGGCGCAAGTCGGACACGATCGTCTCGCGCTTGCCGAACTTAATCTGATCTTCGGTCGTGACGTCGACGACGCACGGGGTCGGGATGTGCGCGATCTTGCGGACCAGGATCTCCGGGCAGTCGTACGTCGTGCCCATCTGTCCCTTGGCGATGCCGCTCTCCGTCGGAGGCGCGAGGTTGATCGCCGTGTGGAGCCGGCCGATCGAATACGCCTTACCGCTCGTCTTGCCGACGCCAGACATTGCCTCGAAACCGATCACTGTCATGTGGGTCATTGCTTTTCCTTCATTCGGGCGAAAACGTCCGCCGCATTGACGCCTGCCGCGACGCAGGAAAGGTCGAGCCTTCGAGGCAGTGACAAGACCGTCACACCCTCGATGAGCTCCGCGTAGGTAGCCTTTGCGTGCCCGCTCATGGCGTTGAACCACTTGCCATAGCTGCGCGAAAGGTGATGCCCGAGATGCGCCAAGGTAACCAGCGCATCGGGGCGACTTGTAGGGATGGCCCGCGCTGCGGCCTCGACCAACTCTTGGAGCGCGGGATACGCGCCTGCGAAGAACGCATCGCAGTCGGTCAGGACCTCGAAAGGAAGAACCCGATCACGATTCCCGAGCACGACCTCGAACCGGGTCCACTCCGAATCGGCGTCCCCAAGCTGGCGACCCTTCTCGTAAACCCGAAGCATCTTGCCGTTCGCGGCCTTTCCGACGTACAACGTACGCCCGTCGAAGCCGCCAAGCCAGTCGCCGGCCAGGGCCGTCTTAGGCGCGGTCTTGCCTGGGAACGTGAAGCCCTCGCAAGAGTGCAGCGACAGAGCATCGTCGACGCTGTACTCGCCCTCGTAAAAATCGACCGCTAGATCAACTCGCGTCAGACGCGCGTCGAGCAATTCCAGCAGATCTGCGAGCCCGGACCAGTCCTTCACGAACTGGCAACCCTGCCCGGTCAATTGAAAGAGCCAGCGGCCGTGCTGCGACTCGCCGCCCAGCCCGATATTGCCGATCGGGGTCGACTCGGACCCATGAAACGCCGTCAACCGCACCGACTTCTCGAACCCGAGCATCCCGCCACCGTCCCGCCCGCTCACCGGCCGGCCGAACATCCGCGCCAGAAGAGCTATAAACCCTTCGACCGTCATCTCCGGCGCAGGGAAGGTCGCGTTCAGCCAATCGACCTTTGCAGCGTTTGCCGGCTTTTCTTCCCCCCGTATTACAGACGGGGGGTTCAAGCGAGAGGATGGTGACGCCTCCGCTTTCGGGGCAGCCTCGGTCTGACCTTTGCCCTGGCGATCACTCGGCAGGCGAGTGCGTCCGACTGGCGATGTGCTACTGCGCACGACACCGGTGCCGCGCTCCGTAGCCAACGTCCCGTAGGCGCTCACGTCCGGCTGTCCTTCACGTCCCGGGAGGTTTGCCACTTCGGGAGCCCCGAAACCGTCGGACACGCCAGCCCGCCCTACCACGACTGAAGCTGTCATGCCGCAACCGCCAGCGCGGCATACGCCTCGACCACGAACGCGCGACCGTTGCGCTCAAGAGTCGCCGAAATGAGGACCTTTTCGGCGTCGGTGCGACAGAAGTACGACACACCGGGACTACCATCGGGGCGGATGACCACCACACGCCAGCGGTTATAACCAAACGTGGATTGAGATTGCATGGATGCTGTCCTACATCAAGGTCTGCTGTTTGCCGACACGTCCATTGTCTACATCTCGCGGACGCACATGCGAACATTTTTGGCACTAATTCACGGGTTGACAGCGCACGAAAAATCTGCTTTAGAGGAACTGAAGATTGATCGACGGTTGCGCTCAGCATGGAAAACCGGCCGGCGACTCCCGACAGCCGCCCAGGTCGCGGCAGTAGCTGTCGTGTGCCAAAGCGAGGCGCTACCCCTCTACGAAGAACTAGCGGTAGCACAGGCAATGAGGCGCCCGAAGGACTAAAGGCTCTCTAGGAGGCGATCACCAGCGGCAGCGCATGGCACTCCGGAGCTCGCCTACACGATCAGCAGCACTCACCGGCGCTGCGCTGGCCCGGCCACTGGCATACGGCCCTTCGGGCTCGCAGGAAGCTTCGTCGAATACCGGACTGCACGTCCGGCCCCTTCGGGGTCGTGCTGACTCGACTACGCCCCGACACGCGGCAACGCCCGACCCCGGCCCGACCCAGCCTGCACATCCTCCGGCGAGCGGGCAGCAGGCGCGCCAGGAGCACCGAACGATCCAGCAAGCGCCCCACCTACCGGCACAGGCGGAACAACGCTGCCAGCGACCGGCACGGCCTGTTTGAGCGGCTGATTCCAAGAGACGAAGAACCCGCCGCCGACGATGCCATGACACAGCGCGTCAGGCACTTGCAAGCGGGTAGCCTGCTGGCTGTAGCAGCGGCAACCCTGCGAAACGCTCTCCACGCATGCCGCCGGATAAGGCGCCTCGACCGGCTTCACCACCTCGTCATACAC